AAAGATTTTGAATCTTGTGCCGGAGTAAGTACGTACTAACACGAAGTCGCCCTCTTTACACCATGCTCCGTTAGGAAACTTGGCGGTGTCGTTGTACGCATCTGGGCCAACTTTTAGAACAAACAACACTGTGGTTGCTGTTTCTTCTTGGCGCATGCTTTCAAGCGGTCGGACTAAGTCCAGACTTGTACCGTCGATACGTTCAGAGATGTCGGGCACAGCGCAAAGAATCTTCCAACCTGTGGGGATTGGGAGTTGCGTGGCCTTCTGCTCGTCAGTAGCTTCAGGAGCATCCAGAGGCTGGATGGGTTCAGGCAGTGCAAAAGCACCGGGAGATAAATCAACATCACTCATCTGATTCTTCAACTTTCTGCGCAAGGTCAAGTAGATAACGCTCTGCGAGGGCTAGACCCTGAATAATCCCGCAGAGTTTTTGGTACTCTTCAAAAGTACGGCACGAACCCCCAGCCAAGTCATCAGCATAGTTGTTCATGTCAGTGCGTATTTTTTCACGTAATACGCGTACGAAGTCTTGAATCATGATTTGGGCTCACGTTGTTTGCTATTTGAGAGCGCAGCAGTACGCGCTTGTAACTCCATTTGGGCTTTACTCTTTGCGATGTCGGAACCCATCTGGATACCAGCACGTTCTTGTTCAAACTGTTGCTTGAACTCGCTCTCTTTGATTTGCGCGCCTGTGCGAAGAGCTTCCAACTCCAGTTTGCCGCTGACTTCTTGCTCTTTCAAAGCCTGTGCATCGGCTTTGGCAGCAGCGTCCATCATGATCTTTTGTTTCTTCAACTCTAACTCTTGGCCTTTGAGTTGGAGTTCCTGCATCTGCAACTGCATGACTGGGTCTTGCATCTGTTGCTGTGCCTGCATCTGCGCAGCCTTGGCTTTGTTCTGCATCATCACTTGGTTGGCCGCTTGAGCCATCATGCCGGACAACGCGATCTCCACTTGTGGTGGCAACTTTTCGTCTTCGGGAGGCAATGGCATACCCAACTGCTGCTCGATTTGCTGGCGCATCTGGTAACCAACGTGCTCTGCAATATGCGCTGTGATTGCGCCCATGATCTTGGGAGCCTGCGGGCTTTGACCAATGAACTGCTGCATCATTGGGTCTTGCATCAACATCATGTGCACCTGCATGTGAGCGGCGTGATCTTGGTGCAAGAACGCTTTGATTGGCTTACCCTTAAGTGCATTTTGATTTTCCTGCACTGGATCTGTTGGCTTCTGATCGTCCTCAATTGGCACAAGCTTCTCAGCGTTCTTGATGCCCAACACGTTCAACATACCGCGGTGTAACTCTGGCAAGTTGTAGATGTCCGGAGCCATCTGCGCCATCTGAATGACCGCTTGGTACTGAATAACGCGCTGAGACATGGTCGCAGCGTTGGGGTCTGACACGGGGATAACATCCACCAAGTCATAGTCGGCTTTCTTAGCTTTGCGAGTGCCGTACTCTGGTGTGTATGTGTAGTCCGCGTCTGTGTAGTCGCGGATGATGTTCTTCAAAAGTTTGAACTCTTGCTTCAGGGCAAAGTGCACACGAGCCTGAACCGCAGTCATCACCTTTAACTGGCGCTCCAACAACGCCAACGTTGTGCCAACAGGAGCTTGCGCAGACATGTCAGACACCTTCATGTCAGCAGTCGCGGCAAAGCGACGACCTTCATCAACTATGGTCTGCATCAAGTTAAACAGCGTAGCGCTTGGCTCCTTGTACGGCAGCGGCAAGATGTTGTCGCGGATCGTGCCCGAACCAACGTCTACATCACGGAACTCTCCGGGTGCGATTGGTGTGTCATCGCCCTTGATGCGTAGTCCGCGTGTCTTGAGTCCGCCGGGCAAGTTGCTGAGTGTTCCTGCATCGACAAGTTGTCGCATGAGGGATGTAGCGGATTTAGCAAAGCCTCCGATAAGGTGGAAAAGCCCGAAGCCGTAAGCTCCAAAACCCGGAATATACTGGTAGTGAACGAAGTGCTGGCGCTTGAGTCTGAGGTCATCATCTTCCTTCCAGTTGCGGCGAATTGACAGGATGTCGTTGGAGCCTTTAATCAACGTGACAACGTACGGCAACATGATGCCGGTCTCTTCACCCGAGTCGTCCTTGTCCTCGTAACCTTCAAGGTTCAAGTCAACGTGGCACTCATACAGCGTGTAGCGGTCGTCGTTTAAGTCACTAAAGCCCGTCTCTTTGTCCTTGGCTTTCTGAATGTCTGTCAAGTCTCTGGGCGCGTCAGGCAAATCAACGTCAAGATAAAAGCCAACTTGCTGAAGCTTGATGATCTCGTTCTTGGTCTTGCGCATAACGTGCGTGATGCGGTAGCAAGTGTCCAAGTCCGTTGTGCCGTACGGCAGATACATATCTTCCGCAGGAATAAACATCGACACCTGACGTCCCAAGTTGGGATCGTAGTACACCTTCTTAAACGCTGAGCCTGTGGCTGGCAATGACCAGAGCATGCGCTCGTGTTCAGCGCGGTACTCCGTCATGACTTCCGTCAACTCGTAGTTCATGTCGTCTTCAACGTTAGACGCAACTTCTTTCATCTCTGGCGTTTCTTTGCCGATGAGTTTGCTACGCACAGGCCCTTGGGCGGGGAACGTCTCAGTGATTGTCTCTGCTTGGAAGCGCACAACCGCTTCTGTAATCATGGGGTGGAACACACCGCATGCGCCGTTCCAAGGTTCTGTGCGCTCTTCAATCTGCAAGCCAAGCAGCTTCAGACCATCAACGTACGTCTTCTCCCAATCCTTGCGGCCATTCTTATCGTTGTCGATATCAGACACCAAGTCACCAGCCAACGACTGCAAAGCGCTGTCTTTTATGTACTCGGCCAAGTTATCACTGAAGCCTTCTTCATCGTCATCTTCTCCGGGTGTAATGGTGATCTCTACCCCATCCATGCCGATGGTGACTTCTTCGGGATCAACAATCTCGATCTCAAGGGGGGACTCTTGTTCGCCCAGCGCATCAATGCCCATAGGTTGTTGGTACAGAGCTTTGTCGATGTTAGTTGCCATGTGTGTTCCTAGTAGTATTCGTGTTTCCTACGGCGAAAGATCTCAAGCTCATCTTTCTCGTCCGTGTCTAAAGCAATAAAGCCGCCTTGCCTAAAGCGTAGCAGCGCCTGTGTTGTCGTATCCACGTAGTCGTCGTGCTCCCCAACTGGGAACGCGGCCATCTCTTCAATCACTTCTCGTGCCCAGCGTGTGTCGGGTGCCCAGACTTTACCACTGCTAAATAAATCTGCAACCGCGTTTACTCGCACCATCTTATCGTTGCCACGACTTGGAGAAAATTCTTGCACTGGAATTCCCAATGCCCTGAGTTCCTGAATCAACGGGGCCCCTGCTGCCTTTTTCTCCACAATGAACGCATCAGGCTCCCACTCCTTGTATTGCTTAAGCGCCACCACCTTAAGCTCAGGGAAAGCCATACGATCTTTAAACGCATCCAGTAAGATAAGCTGGGGGGAGTCATTTTCTTCCTCGTTGTAGAAGATGCCCCACGTTGTGCAGGCGGAATAGTCGGAGTTGTTCTTGGTTTCAAATGCCGTATCCCAAGACTGAATGATGTATTCACACCTTGGTGGGTCATCTTGCTCCCAGATACGCCACATCTTGCGCGAAACAATGGCAGAGTTCTCAGATGTGGGCTGCTGCATGTACTGCGCGTTCCAATACCGTGGATCAATTGACGCTTTTGTAGCTTTTAAACTCTCAATAGGCCATTGTTCAGGCCAAAGTGACTTTTCGTCGTCCTCATCTTCATTCAAAATGGCCGGAAGCTCCACAATTTCCCACGGAATCGAGTCAGGATTCTTTGATTGATAGTCAATTAAGCGCCCAGTCAGGTCTAACAGTGACCAACGCGTCATCACAATGATGATCGCACCGCCCGGCATCAAACGCTGGAGCGGGCCAGTCTGAAACCAAGACCAAGCTGTGTCAAAAGCTAAGCGGCTGTTGATCTTTACGTCTTGTTCTGAATGAGGGTCATCAATGACGAAAAGATCAGCACCACGGCCAGCGAGTGCACCACCAACACCAGCAGCGTAATACTGCCCACCAGCAGAAGTCGACCACTTACCGGCAGCTTTCTGATCGTCTGCCACCAAAGTTTGCGGAAATACATCACGGTACTCCTCCGAATCAATCAAGTTACGTACGCGCCGACCGAAGTCTTCCGACAGACCCGCAGTGTGCGTGCCCATGATGATCTTCTTGTTGGGATACTTGCCAAGGAAGTACGCGGGGAACAAGTAAGACGAGAACTCAGACTTACCCATACGCGGCGCGATGTTGATAATCACCCGCTTCTTCTTACCCTCGACCACATCTGTAAATATCTTAGCCAGCTTCCTGTGATGGGGGCCAATCTTAAAGCCGGGGTACACAGATGTAGCAAAGCCCAACATATTTGTCTTAGCTGCTTTAAGGCTAACACGGCGTTCGCGCACATCTAAATCGTCAAGAAGTTCAATCTTTTCATGAAGCGCCATGTGCGGAAGCGCTTTTTTAATTGCCTCAATCTCCACCTTGCTGATGGATGTGAACTGCTCAATGTTCATCTGGCCCATCATTCTTCTCTTCTGGGACATCGTCTGGGCGCTCTGAAACGTCCACCACGTCTATCACTCCCATAAACTTGGCCAACTTATCTTTGATGCGCTGCTCAACTTCAGCATCCGACATTTCAATCTTTTTGACCTCGATCTGCTCAGTAAACAATCCCACTTCTGTAACCTTGCCTAGCGCAATCAACGCTTTCAAACGGATGTTGGCATTGGGGGACTTTGTCTCTTCAACCAGTTTAGCCACGGTGTAGCCCCTGATTTCCTGCGCCATATCTATAAACTGCCAGTCGTACGCAGCCAACATACCTGTTAGATGTCTTACTGCCGCTGGGGTTTTTAGTTCCGCAAGGCTAGCTTTTTGATCGGCGGTGTCCGTGTTAGTAGTCACGGCGTTGAACGCTTTTCGCGCAGCCTGTGTCTGTTGTTGGTTAGCAACTACTTCGTCGTCGTCCACACCCATTTCTGCTAACCACTGTTCTGTAGCAACTTGCGCCGACAGAATATCACTGGGCGTCGCGTCGTCCAGTTTTTCAAAGCTTCCCCGAGCGGTGACCTCAGGTTCAAAATGCACCAAGTGATCTAACATGCGTAGGAATCCTTTTCAGTTGCTTCCTCGTTGGCGTTAGTGTACACTCCTTTTCGGCATCGACGCAAGTCCTTGCTTCTCCTTGATGGTTTCAGTTGCCATCTTTACCCCCGGAACGTCTGCAGATGCCCGGGGGTTTTTTTGCCTCGAGGTTTTTCCAATTTTTATAAAATTTTTGGGGGGTGATGTGTTGGCCTTTACGCCAACACATCCGGTTTGCGGGGGTGGGGTCTGCCGTACTGGGATTTTGTACAGTGCTGTTTGCTTTGGATTTTTTAGAAATTGATTTGCGCCTACGAAACAGTGTTCACACCATGACGGCATGGCACGGCTCAATAGTCGGGGGTGGGGGTATGGTAGGGTTCGGCCAATCAGGAAAAGCCCTGTCAAGGGGATACGGCAACGGCTTGTGGTATACTAGATGCATCGGTTGGGGATTGCCTAGCCGATTCGGTTTGCCTCGCCCGTCTGCGAGGCTTTTTTATTTGGAGAGTTATCTATGACTAAGTCATTCAATCGTACCGCTGTGTACGCGGTGTTCAATGATGCGGACAACGAGTCCGCCAGTTTCGCTGTGAGGCTGATGGAATTAGGCATCGCATCACGTGCAGAGGCTAAGCCGTTCGCTATGGAATGGGCGGCTAAGAAGCACAACGAGACTATCAAGCAAGGTCAACGTGGCGCGACGTTTGCCAAGCGCGACTCAGCGGCTGAGAAGGCAATGAACCGCGTGCTTCAAGTCTGCTACCCAAGCGCAGACGCACCCAAGCCTAAGTCTCCCAAACCTACTGCTGACAAAGCTGACGAGGTTGCTAAGTTGTTCAAGAAGTGGCAAGCACTCAGCGCCAGTGAGAAGCGTCGTTTCACAACAATGCAACTGAAGGCCTGATGCGGACAAGTTGTCCGCGAGTTTTTTCAACCAGTTCAGCGGGCGAGGTCTGCCCGCTGTTTCAATTCATGTCTAACCAAAGGAAACATCATGAGCAAATCATCTAAGAACAAACACTACGCACTCTCAGAGATGCGCGAACTACGGAAAGAGTTCGTAGCCATGCGTGACAAGTGGGAGAAAGACCCGCGCGCTGTCATGCAATACAAAGCGCAACTACGCGAGCAACAAGCTCGTGATTCCATGCAGGAATGGGAAACCATCAAGCGCGAGTCCAAACAACTGCGCCTCCTTTAACTTGCGGACAAAGTGTCCGCAACTATCTCTCCACAACGTATTGTGGAGAAGTAGGGTAAAAGTGTTGTATTTTCGCACATACCCACCACTTGACACAACTGGACACACACGAGGGCATCGCGTAACCCGCATGGATACTAGCGATTGCGATGTCCACGTCCACAATACCTATATATATAAATACAATTTTCATTTAGATATATATATTTGTGTATTGCTGGGTGTGTCTAGTTGTTCAAGTTTTTATCTTAGTCTTAGTGTTCTTGAAAAATGGTGGGTATTGTGGTCAAATGCGAGTCAACCCCAGTATCCATGCGGGTTAAAGGTGGTCATCCACAAGTGGGCCAGTACCTACTAATGGTGGGCCAGTTACGAAACCAAGTGGGCCAGTTAGCCCCAAACTGTAAGGCATTAGTATGCAAATCAAAACTTGCGCTAAGTGTGGGGAGTCGCGCCCTCTCAATCAATTCACGTATCTCGCCACGCTAGCTCAGTCAAAAGCATGGGGCAGGGCAGGCAATGTACGCATGACGCTCGAATCCAAGCACTGCAAAGACTGTCGTCCCAAGCGCAAACCAATATCAAAACTCAGCGCCAAAGAGATACACAACAGGGTGCAAAGCGGGGACATGAACTCCCTCATGGCCAAACACCTACGCATCCAACAGCAACAGTCCGAGCACAACAAACAGTCCCTCTCATCCCGCAAGCGTTGGCTCAAGGTGTGGAGAGCCGAACTCAAAGAGGCAATCAAGCCCATCACCCGCGAGATCGTCAGCGCAAAGAAGGTGTGGGGATACGCCAGAGACAAGGGCTACGTCGACAAGGCAGAGTTCTACTTCGAATACCACGGGTTGCTGATGCACGAGAAGACCCACGCTGAGATGAGCCACATGCTCAAGCCAAGCCGCCCACCATCCTCAAGGTGGGCTGACTACATATCACCCGCAGTATTCACTCGGGTCAGAGAGATGTGGGCGGGTCTACCGCCTATATACAAGGCAGGGAAGATACCCCTGCTGATTACGTACCGCCCCGATGGGGCTCAACTCGCGGACAAGTTGTCCGCATAACTTAGGGAGAAAGCAAATGAAACGATGGAGAGGCACACTAGTTGTGTCATACACACAAGAGATCGAGGTCAACGCCGACACAAAAGCTGAGGCAGAAGACTTGATGAGGGACGCCTTTGACCCGACGCGTTGCTACAACACCGCTGAATGTCAGGCATACGATGTAGAAGAAATGGAGGAATGAAATGAACTTAATTGAACAAGCAATCGAGGAATACTGGGGTGCGCGATGCGATGACTACGAAGAGGGGTGCGTAGTGTGCGAAGCATGGCGTGAGTACGACAACCTAGTGACGGACAACAAGATAGCCAACGAGATGGCGCAGAAGGCTTTCACAGAGGTGCCGAAAGACACGCAGTTTGTAGCGCCGATCTCGCTGACCAAGGTACAAAAGCCGACGCTATCGGAGTGGATGGCATGGCTTAAACAAGGGGAGAAGTAATGCTAACTAGATGGGAAAAATTCGAACGTGTGATGCTACTCGTAGCCATCATTGTCTTAATCCTTGACCTGTTCTATTGGAGAGGGGGATAACAAAAAGATCGGTCATCCTTGCTTTTTACTTATTTTTTAACTCGCGGACAAAACGTCCGCAACTTTTTGGAGATTTATCATGGAACAAAACACAGTTCAAACCACACAACCAGTGCAACCACCTGTGCTGATGACCACGCTCATGGCGCTCGTTGAGAACTACATCAAAGACATCGTGTCCGCACAGGTCAACGAGATACTGATGAGTCACCGCACCCTGCGAGTTATTGACGACGGCTTCGAGAAGAAGATACGCGAGATAGCCGAAGAGGTTGCAAGCGACGCAGTCAGTACACACGTCGATGACGAGTATCACGTATCGGAAGATGACATCCGCGACATTGCAAGTACCGAGGTTAATGACTTCGACTTCGATGACAAGGTCAATGATGCGGTTACATCAGCAATAGATCAGCTTGACTTGACTGAGATGATTCGCACCGAGATCAAGGACAACATCTCGTTCACAGTATCAGTAGACTAATGGAGGCAACATGGACACAACCACGCAATCCCTTGCGTTTCAACAACTCTCTAACTATGCCAAGCAACAGGCAATCAGCAAGTATGGTGACCCGCCTGACGATTGGTATGAAGAGATCATTGCGCTAGCCAAAGAGCAAGCCCCCGCAAGGGGGTTTTCAATCAACGAAGTTCAGTTTGGTGGCTTTCACTCACAAGGTGATGGCGCATCATGGACTGGGCATGTTGATCTCGCGGACTTCATTGAGTACCACAACAAACCAGAGGCGACTGACTTTGCGCAGTACGTTGTACTGAGAGAGTTAATCAAAGATGGGTGGTGCGAAGAGAAGGTCAACATCAACAGGCACGCGTTTATCTACAGCCACAGCGGGGGTATGGTCACCGAGGGTATAGACGACAGCATCTCTTATGCAGATGACGACTCAGTCATGGACAGAGGTATCTTGGAGGGCGCTAATGTGAAAGAGTTAGCTAACTCTATTCATACCGATGAGTTGTTCAATGACCTCGATGGGTGGGTGCTGAGCAAAGCACGCGCTTATGCCAACGAGATCTACGCACAACTCGAAGAAGAGTACGACGCATACACAAGTGAAGAGCGCTTCATAGACGTGTGCGACATCAACGGATGGCGCTTCGATAACAACGGCAATTTAATAGAGGGAGATCATCATGGGATATAGATCAGACGTAGCGTATGTCATTAAGTTCGATGACATCGAGACACGCGACAACTTCGTAACGCTGATGCTTGCGAAGAATGACAAGCACATAACACAGGCCATCAGAGAGTGTGAGTACGGGTACACCAAAGACCCGATCATTACGTTCGAGGCAACAGATGTTAAGTGGTACGACTCATTCGATGATGTGAAAGCGCACCATGCGCTGATGCACGATGCAGTAGAAATTTATAAAGAGAAAGGAGGAAAGTATAGATTCATCAGCATCGGTGAGGACGGCGCTGAAGAGTGTGACGAAGACGATGACGATGGTGACTTGTGGGATTACGTCACAACAAGGCACGAGATAAACACATCGTTTCCAAACGTCCCGTTAGGGGCATCAACAGTAACTTTAAATCAGGAGTAATTATCATGGCATACGTATGTAGAAACTACCAAGAAGCAAAAGGCACGTTCGCAATGCGAGGTGCAGTACGCAGTAATGCGTGGCAACCCAACGAGCGGCCACTTGACCCCAAGCCCGTGTCACATCACCGACTCATCGAGGGCAGTAACTCTTATGGCAAGTACTTCGACGTCAAGCTGTATCAGACTATCATGGCGCGGTTCTACGAGCCCAAGGTAGAAGATGGCAAACGTGTTGAGCGTAGGTTGTACATGGGTCACTCATCACAGACTAGCATCCAGTTCATGCGTCACACACTACGCGTTGAGTGCGGTGCCAATAGTATCTGGGAGGATGACGTGCATGCAGATGAGCGCATCATCATGCCGATCTACACCAAACACTTTATGGTTGATGGCGACAACGATACGCCGTTCAGCTTGGACGCTGTGTTTGTCGATGGCGTGCTAGATACTGTGCAGTCTGAGCATACCAAGCACTACCGACTAGTCGCGGACAAAGATGTCCGCCAGTTCAAGGTCAAGGTTGCCGCACACTTCGAGCCCTACATCATGCTTGCACAGATGCGTATGCCAGAGTTCAAAGCTGAGTGCAGGCTTGACTACAAGTATGGTCAAGCGTTCGGTGGGGAGGGATACAACCGCGCATACTACATGGCGATACAAGAGATGTGGAATGACCCCGAGCCACGGCAACAGGACATCGACGTGTTCTTTGAGATGTGTCAGAGCGCATACAACATCATCGCCTCCAAGCGTGGTGCTGACCAAGAGGGCTTCCAAATGGCAGGCTCTTGGTACAACCGCAACACCAGTACCGACAACACAGTTGACGACTTGAAGAAGCCCATCGAGATGGTCGAGTTCAGGCGTGCCATCCTTGACAGGATACAGAAATACGTTGGCAGTAACTCACTTAAGAAACCAGAGGAGGTGAAACAATTCCCGAAACATTCTGAATACCCACGTTCTAATATTCACACCTAAGTAACCTTAGGGTTTCCGCTAGGTTGTCAAGTCTTTGACAACCTATGCTATAATTTCTTTAAACAAAACAGGAGAAGCACTATGAGCTATGAGAAGATGACTCTCAATCAGAGAGTACAAGCCGCGAACATTGACTGTATGCGGCACCCTAAATTCGCCTTGCTGTCAGGCGTCATCATGCTAGGTAAGAGCGAGGTGTCTACCAAGGTACCTACTGCCGCTACCAATGGTCGTGACAAGAAGTATGGCGCTGACTTCATTGCACCACTCAACCGCAAGCAGATGCGCTACCTTGTACTGCACGAGAATTTTCACGTTGCACTCAAGCATTGCATCTTGTTCAAAGAGTACACACGCAAGATGCCCAAGCTTACCAACATAGCCCATGACTATGTGGTCAACGCATTGATCGAAGAGATGGATCCCGACTTCAAGTTTGTCGAGCGTCCTACTGAGTCGTTGTGCATTGATCGCAAGTATTTCGGTTGGTCATTCCCGCAGGTACTCAACGACATGCTCAAGAATGGGCGTAAGGAACCCAAAGAGGGCGAGGGTGATGGCAACGGCGGTAGTGACTTCGATGAGCCCCTTGATGCGCATGAGGATGGTGAGTTCGATGACAACCCAGTCGAGCAAGAGAAGCTAGGCAAGCAGATCGATGATGCCAATCGTCAAGGCGAGATACTTGCACGTAAGCTTGCGGGTAAAGAGGGTGGTGGTCGTGACATCTTAGGTACTGCCAAGGAACGCCTGACTGACTGGAAGCAAGCATTGCAGGAATGGATTAGCGCTATCTCTGCGGGCGATGACAACTCTCGATTCTGTCCTCCCAACAAACGCTTGCTCGCTTCGGGCTTCGTTATGCCATCGCACTTCACAGAGTCAGTCGGTGAGTTGATACTTGCTGTCGACACATCGGGCTCTATGTATCCGTACTATCGTCTATTGTTCGGTGAGATCGCTCGCATCTGCAACATCACCAAGCCTGCGGGTGTGCGTGTGTTGTGGTGGGACACTACTGTATGTGGTGACCAAGCATTCAAGCCTGCTGACTACGAACAGATCGCTTCGCTCATGAACCCCAAGGGCGGTGGCGGTACTACTCCTGATGTTGTTGTCGACTACATCAAGGAACACAAGATCGACGCTCGGGCAATCGTCTGGTTGACAGATGGTTACCTTGGTTGCGATACCCCGAATACCCCAATGCCATCTCTGTGGGGTGTGGTAGAGAACGAGTCCTTCGTTCCTACCTATGGCAAAGTCTTGCACATTTCTGTTTAACTTAATCTTTGGAGATCCTTATCATGAATAACTTTTTATCTGCATCACAAGTTGTTTCCCTCATTGCCGCTGTCGGTGACAAGCGCACAGTCATTGTGGAGGGCGAGAACGGCATCGGCAAGACTGCCCTCTTCCATATGCTACGCAAGCTACCCAAGTTTGCTGACCACATCGCTGTGCAACCTATTGACTGCACTCAGTTGTCTGACGGCTCTGTGTGGATGCCTGACCTCGATCGTGAGAATGGCGTGTCTCGTGAGTTACCCAACGAGCGCT